GACATTTCCAGCATTCACGAGTTAGAGAGTCCGTCTCAAAACGACGACGACGAGGAGGAGGGCACTGATGTTCGGGAATGATTTCACCATACAGGCAATAATATTCAAACCGGCAAAAACCAACATCCCAGGGGTTCGATCCGAGTACTACTTAACCGATAATGGAATCAAGTTTCACCTGTGGGCGGAGCCTGAGTTCCCAGAAGATTTTGGGAAGTTGATTCTGAAGGCGTGGGCTAAGTTTCCGAAAGAAGCCATCATTGTAGAGTACGTTCCGGAGGTTAAAAGCTGGTACGCGGAGATTAAGGAAGTCGGTATCGGTTTAAGTGAAATGTTAATAGAGAGCCTGCTTAAAAAGATAGCGGCGGAGGTAGAAAAAGAGCATGGCTAAAAAACCAAAGAAGCAGAACCCTACCTACTTCAAAGCTCTTGCGGCTTCCGCCCCCGTATTCGGCGCTAAGGCCATCCTCGGTGATCTGCCCAAGGGTGCCCTGGAAAAAGCGATACAGTTGAAGATAACGAAGGGAACCAAGTTACCGGCGGGCCTCAAAGAAGGCTTTAAGGGTAGAGGTCTTGGGAGAGCTTTGGGTGCTGGGACTGGCGTCCTAACGGCACCTATTTATCTTCGCGGCCTGCAGCTTCTCGGATCTAATAAGGCCTCAGACAAGAAGAAGGGGATGGGGCTCATAGCCGGAACCACCGGCGTGTACCAGCTTCAGAAGGGCCTCAATGAGGGGCTATTCGAGCATGCGCAAAAGGGGATGTTTAAGCGTGATGCAGCGTGGCGAGGGTTGGGTTTAGGGCTTGGGAGATTATCCTATAAAGTTCCGGCTGCACTCATCATGGCTAATGCCATAGCCAAGGGCCAAAAGAAGGGCAAAAAGAAGAAGAACCTTGCAAGTATCGCAGCCATTGGTGCTGCGTCTGGGGCGGGTAGCCGAGTCGGGGATGTAATCAGCGACAAGGTGTGGATGCGAGCAACTCAAGGTAACAAAATTAATCTTAACAAAGCGCTGGGCAGAAAGCTTCTTGGCGCTGGTGCTGGCGGCGCTGCGGGTGGGCTCCTTGGTGGACTGATTCTGTCTAAGGCAATCTCCATGGCCAAGGACTCACTTAAATAATAGGACGGACAAAATGGATACTAAAGAAAACCAAAAGAAAACGCTTGTCAAAGCGCTTATGAATAAGCTGAGCGCGATGGAGATGCCGGGGAACCAGATGGGCGGCAAGCCTGCGCCGAACACCGGCTTATTAAAGGCGGACCCCAAGATTCAGGCTGCCGTGGCCGAGGCCAAAAAGATGAATAAGGGCAATTTGGCGACCGGTATAAAAGCCGTAGCAGCCAAAAACCAAAAACCGGCCAATCCTGGCGGGCCGATGGGCGGCCCACCACCAAACGTACAAGCGGCACCGCCTGCCGACGCCACCACGCCCCCACCTCTCCCTGCGCAGCAGCCGCCCAACCAAGTAGCTGCCCCAGTCAAGAAATCACCCGTTGCGTTGGCTGCTGGCGCAGCCCAACCTGCCCCGCCGACCGAGGACCAGAGGAAAGAACAGGCCAAAACTGAGCATACGCAAAGAGCCTTGGTTGCGAACAATTCGGTAGCCCCCGCTCCGCCGCCCCAGGATATGCAGCAGGTTGCACTGAAGAGACAGAAGGCTACTAAGAAGGGCGGGTCTTTTCAGGCGAGACTAGACAGGGCTCGCGCCCGGGCTGCTCAAGGCACGGAGACGGCGTAATGAGTCTGGGTGACTATCTCCTAAAGTCCGCAGCAGCGGAAAAAACGGAAGGAAAGAAGCCGCATGGCACCGGCATACCTTCTATGAAGGAGTGGTTCGCCCCATACCCACACCAAAAAAGAGCCATCGATAGGATGTTCGCCAACAAAGGCAAGATCATCCTTGCCCACGAGATGGGTACAGGTAAAACCGCTGCATCCATCTACGGGTTTGAGCGGCTACGGCATGAAGGAAAAGCGAAAAGAGCGCTAGTTGTTGTTCCGTCAGGCCTTCGGGCCAACTTCGCTGAAGGCGGCGTACAGAAGTTTACGACAAGCTCTGTACAGGTCATCGGGTCACAATCCGAGGTCTCTAAAAAATCTGGCTATGTCCGCCCAGGAAACGAAGCCCAGACCGACTACACAATCGTAAGCTACGCCCAGTTCCGTAGAGACCCTGAGGGGTTTATGCAGAGAACCGGGTCGGACACCCTCATACTCGATGAGTTCCACAAGACAAGAAACGAGAAAGCGGCAACGTTCAAAGCCGCCCTCGCTGCCAGAAGGTACGCACATAACTTCATGGGCCTGACGGCATCATTGATTAACAATAACCCCGGAGAGGTCGCATCACTGATGACCATCTCTGAGAAGAACCGTAGCTTATCCCCCGCTGAGTTCAGGAAAAGATTTACGAAGACCATCGGATACACCAAGGGGTTTGGTGGCGGATCGAAGAAGATTAAGGGGTACAAAAACGTAGAAGAGCTAAAGGCTCGGACGCAGCCGAAGATAGATCACGTACGCACGCAGGACCTTAAGGGCAAAACAATGCCTCGGAAAGACGTCCAAAACGTAGACGTGGAGATGTCTCCCAAGCAGTACCAGCTTTACCAGCTTGCGTTAGATAGGCTTGGTCCGCTCAAGGAGCGTGTGCTCCGAAGCGACCCAAACGTGTCAGTCAGGGAAGCCGAGTTCCTGTTCGCCCAGATTTCTGCGGCCAGACAGGTTGCTAACTCGATGCACACTGCCAGGAAGGACATTACCCCGAAAAGGTCGGCAAAGATTACCCCCAAGGTCCACAGACTACTTGAGGACACCCAAAAGCACCTGGGTGAGAAAACCGACAACAAGGTTGTGCTTTACTCGAACCTGATCAGGGGCGGGGTTGACGTTCTGTCGGCTGGGCTGAAAGATCGCGGCATTGATCATGCAGTGTTCGTCGGAAAAGGCAGAGAGATTGGTGGGAAGAAGATTACTTCCATCCTAAGGCAGCAGGGTGTTAGCGATTACAAGGAAGGCAAGAAACGGGTTATCGTCCTTAGTGGGGCAGGGGCCGAGGGGCTGGACCTAAAAAACTCTACGGCGTTCTACGCCCTAGATGGCCACTTTAACCCACAAAAAGTTCTTCAAGCAGAAGGCAGAGCCAGAAGGCTTGGCGGACAATCCCACAGGCCTGAGACAGAAAGAGCCGTTGATGTTAGACGCTATCGAAGCACGGTCCCAGAAGAATCTAAGCCTGGGGTTATAGGCAGGTTCTTCGGCAAAAAAACCCCGAAAACCACAGACCAGTGGATGTCTGATGTGGCCGGGAGAAAGTATAGGGAACAGGAGCAGTTCTATAAGGCTTTCCGGGAGCCGCCGAAACACATTTATAAGTACAGAGATAAGAACGGGAGGGTTCGTTATGTTTACCCCAAGAAGCCAAAAGGGCAGAAAAGCAAACCTGGAATTTTCTCCAGACTTTTCTCCAGAAAGCCCTCCATCCCAACTCCTGAACAAGTTGGGCGTACGACAGGTACCCAGCTTGCGCTTAGCTCAAGACCACCAACGGTGTCTTGATTGTGTGCAGTTTGTTTATGCCGCTGGTCGTTCCCATAAGGGTGATGGGGAATGTTCTCTACACCGCACACCGGTTCGGGAAGACTTTACGTGCGATTCCTGGAAAGCGGTCAGCGATGACGAAGAGTGATTACAACAGTACCGGCCTTCTTATTGACCGAGATCTTGGCGCGTGGGATGAAATCTTTGACTAATTGTATTACCAATTGTTTATTATGCTGTGATATTGGTGGCCACAGCTTTAGCACGTAGGTGTTCTCGTCTGTATGAGTGTATTCGATAAAATCATTACCGACCGCTCTAGACAACGAGCCCGCAAACTTATGGATGGTTTCCTTGGCAATGTCGCTCCCGTATGAAATAGCAGAGGATAACCCCGAACGGTCCTCACTGTTCCCTTCAGAATTTGTTGGGTCCTTTTTCAGAATTCCCTCCTTGGGCGAGCTTGAGCGGTTTTCGTTTAAGGGCAGGCGCTACCTCGTGCCCATATATGACACCCCAGCACAGAGGCTACTGCTTCAGTGTGGTCGTCAGGTTGAGAAGAGTACAACTCTTGGAAATATTATACTAACATATTCTTTGTTACGTAGGCACTTCAGGTCTCTGTTTGTGAGTCCCACACAGCAGCAGACTGAGACATTCTCCCGCGACAGAATCGCCACGCCTACTGAACTATCGGATACTCTGAAAGCATTTACGCGTGGTGATGGGACCAAAGACAACGTGCTTTACAAAAAGTACGTAACTGGGTCCGACATCACTCTCCGGTACGCCTTTCTTCATGCTGACCGTGTTCGTGGTATTTCGGCAGATATGCTTCTTCTGGATGAGATCCAGGATATTTTGACCGACGTTATCCCTGTTATCGAGGAAGCGCTGTCCCACTCCCCGTTTAAGATACTTAGGTACTCAGGGACGCCCAAGAGTTTAGACAATACGATTAGTTACTACTGGAACCAGTTCTCTACCCAGAATGAATGGGTCATCCCGTGCGAGAGATGTAATAAGTGGAACATGATCGGTGAGAACAACATTGGGGACCACGGGCTTATTTGCGAGAAGTGCGGGAAGGGTATCTCGGCTGATCACCCAAAAGCGCGGTGGGCATCCATGCGATCACCGGCGTGGCTAAGAAATCCGCCGGTCAAGGAGCCATTCGAGGGGTATAGAATACCCCAGGTCATAGCTCCATGGGTTAACTGGGGCGATATTCTTGATAAGCGGAAGCGCTATACGAGGGCCCAGTTTTTCAACGAAGTTCTCGGCCTTGGTTATGACTCTGGGGAGAAACCCATAACCAGGGAGTTGCTCATAGATCACTGTTCCAACGAGCGTAATGACCTTGAAACAGCAGTGAAAATCAGTTCCCGTGGAACCGGGAGTTGCTGCATCGGGATTGACTGGGGGACCGGCGAGAATACGTACACCGTCTTAACGGTTGGTAAGTACTTCGCTAATAAGTTCAGGTTTATCTATTTTAAACGATTTGAGGGGCCTGAAGCTGAGCCCGAGCCCATGATGAACAAGATCATCAACCTTGTGCACACATTTAAGGCGGAGTGTGTTGGGGTTGACTACGGCGGAGGTTTTGACAGGAACGACAAGTTGATACGAACGCTGGGGCTGACACGTATCGCAAGATATCAGTATGTAAATACACGACGTATATACTTCGACAAAACGCTCGCACGGTTTATGGTTAATAGGACGGAGGCACTGATGGCGGTCATTAATGCCCTCAACCGGAAAGATACATTTCAACTTCCTAGTTGGGAGTCTTTCGAGACACCCTACGCAAGCGACCTTCTTTCAGTATTTACTGAGTACAACGAGGCACGAAGAACGACTATTGTTAATAAGACACCGGGCACAACGGACGATACATTGCATGCAATGACTTACTGTTTTCTGGCGTCTATGATAAAGCACCCAAGACCTGATATTATAGCCCCGAGTGGAGACAGAGACTAAATGTTCGCTAAACACGCCAAACTCAAATCTTTGCTAAAAGCAAAGCTACGTGAGGCGGGGCTTTTGAAAAAGCTCCGGGCGGGGGAACTGAAGTTCCCGGACGCTAGTAGTAAGTCTACGCTTTTCGCTGTCCCGGACTCCCTAAAAAATGTTCGAGGCCTTACTCCAGATGACTTAGCTAAGATCAAAAAGCATCATTACGGGAGGGCGGCTGCCAGGAACCCAGATAAAGGTTTTGCTGGAGCAGTAAGTGAACTTGGGGAAAAGGGTGTTATATCAGAGGGTGATATGATTCGATTAATAAACGAACACCCGCACTGGGCAAATCTTGCTCAGGGGCTTCAGGCCAAAGGTCTTCCAACTAAATCCTTAGGCGTTACCGCTAAGGATATGAAGGATCATGGCCCTGGCGTCAGTGCCTTTGGTGAGGTGGTCACGAGAGATCTTGTAAAAGGCCTTGGCGATGCCCTGAAACCAATAAGGGGCAAGTTGCAGGGCAAAAAGATAAATATCAACATCCGGAGCGCCGGAGAGCCGCACCTACGGGTAGTTAAATAGAAGGGGTAAATCATGGATTTTGTTCAGTATCTGTCTTCAAAGGAAGACGCAGGCGTGTCTCCCGAAAGCCTAAGACAGCTTGGTAGTAGAGCCGCCGCTAGGTTTGTTCAGGAGAAGACACCCCTCAACACGTCTATTTCAGAAATGGCCAAAGAGGCCTCACTGAATCTTGAGCAGGTACGGCGCGTTGCTGAGTACGCTAATAACGCTACGTTTGCACACCTGTTTAAGAATGGGTATGAGAAGAACATTACGTTTCCTATGGCAGACGCTGCTGCGGTTATGCAGGAAAAGGATTCTTCTGTTGTGAAGACCGCGACCGCCGATGCGCGACGACTGCTCACTGGGAAATATATCCCCGGGCAAGAGTACGTTAGCATTGACGATGCTTTTGGAGTATCCGAGGATATGGAAAAGGCAGCGGGCCTGTCTGAAACGGAACGTCATGTGAAAGCATTAGAGTTTTTAGACCTAAAAAGGGAGTCTGATAGGCTGGACAGCGAAATAAAGCTCGCTGCCGATGAGTTCGCGCTCAAGCTTCACAATCTTAAAGATTTGTGCAAGGAGGCGTCCAATAGTGGCTTCACCCCAAGTACTATTGGCGCGGCAATTGAGGCGGCACACCCCTCCGATGGTCTCCTCGCTGTCATCAAAACTGACTTCGAGGATGCGGTTTCGTTCGGGCATATGGACAAGCTTGCCTTTGGCGGCATGGCCGTTATGCCCGGAAATCCCGTAACAGGTCTCACGCAAGATCTAGAAGGCGTTAGCGGTAAATTAGTTACTGCCCAGCAAGCAATGCACAGAGTTCAAATGGCTATGACCGAGCTACTCGGAATCTTACGCGGGCCTGCCCCAGGAAGCGAGATGGCCAACACAGTCTTCAACCCAGGCGGAATGGGCTCTCAGCCCGCACCTCCCCCCGGGGCTCCGGTTGGTCCGCCGGGAACGGCTCCTTCCCAAGCAGCCCCTCCCCAGTCTCCCGCTTCAGCCGGAGCCCCTCCTTCACCCGAAGCGCCCGCAGTGCCACAGGGCCAAGCGGGTCTGGGTCAGTTATTTGGGGGTAATAAATGATCGATCCCGGTCGAAAAATCATTCTCTTAGAGCGGCTTGAGAAGCATGCCGCCGCTGGAGACACCTGGGACAACCTTCTATCTTCTATTAAGGGTGGAGTTAACCGGGCTAAGAATGCACCAATCCTTGGCGGCGCTTCAGCAAAAGCTATGTATGACAGAGCAGGGCAAGCTGCTTGGTCTGGGCCGTCTAAAACGCTTGCTTACCCTTTTAAATCAGGTACCGAGCGAGTCAAGGAGCTTCTTCTCGGGGAGAAAGCCACGTCTGGCCCCCACAAAGGGAAAAGACTCCAGCCTGTTCCTGGAGGTCCTAGCGGGTACCACGGCGGACTTAAGGTAATCGAAAAAGCTGAGTATGACGCAATCAAGGGCGGAACAAAGGCTGGTGAGGTTACGGCAAGTAAGATCGGTGGGAAGACCTTTTACTTCAAACGTAAGTTTAGGCCGGGTGGCTTAGCCGGTGTAGTTATGCGTCACCCTGGGAAATCTGCTCTTGGGGCTCTTGCCCTGTACTGGTTATCTAAGAAAGATAACCGACAAGCTGCTGGACAGGCTGCTCAAGGGATGCTCCCAAAGATGCCTAGCGGCCCAACAGAGGACGCCCAGAAAGAGTGGTCGCAGCAACTGTCTTACAAGAATCCTCTGTCAGCACAAGCGTGGGGGAGCTAATGGACAACGAAACCAGACAATATCTTTTGGAAAAGCTTGGCGCGGCTCTCGCCGCCAAGGAGGTAGAAATGGACAAGGAAGCCAAGTTTAGTCTTATGAAGGCGCTTAAGAACTCTGGTATCGCCCGCATGTATCGTGGGGCGCTCGGACCACCGAACAGCAGCGTAAGAGAGGGCTTAAAGAAGGCTCTCGTTTGGGGAACGGGAGCGGCTGGGCTCACCGCTGGTATTCGCGGCATGGACCATGCGATTGATTCCGTTCGGACACCCATGCATAAGAAGAAGGCCTTCAATGACATGATGGATGACAATCCGAAGCTTAAGAAAGAAAACCCGAAAGACGTAGCAAGAATTTTTAATACCCTGCACACCTTTAATCCGGTCATGGCTGGCGACCCGTTGGTGGCCGGGTCTTTCATGCGAAGAGCGCTTCAGTTCAAAGAAGAAGGGTTACAGCCGGTAGACGTCAAGACCTTGGCAGAGGTTCGGAAGCTACACAGTGACGGGAAGCGTAAAGAAACCCTTCTTCAGTCTATGTTTGGTTCTAGCCTGCCAGGGTAAAAGAAGACATGAGTGATGGTCGTAAAAAGAACAATTTTAGTGAGTCTAGGGCTGCCGAGTTTTTGGCGTCCACGCCGGGGAAGGGTCTGTCCGCAGCCGCCTTCTCTGCGGCCTCGCTGTTCGCTTTACGAAAGATTCTTCGTACAAGAAGCATCAATAAGCGTCTTCCAAAGATTTTCAAAGATCCTAAGGGAGAAATCAGAGGTCTTTCTAACAAAGATACAGCGAGCGCAGCGGCTTTTTCTGGCGGGCTTGGAGCTTTGTTTGCTGAACCGGATAAGTCTACTTACGCAAACAATCTACATAAACGACTTCTTTCGGGCGGGAAGCTCAGTAAATCTGAAAAGAAATACATTGTCGGAGACCTCAGACCCCGAAGGAAGAAAAAGTCCAAAACTGGGTTTGGGGACGTATATTGGTCACCCTCAAAATGGGGCGCTGCAAGTGCGGCCTTTTCCGGGCTTGGCGAGCTTGCTTCCAAAAAAGATGGGGCAAAAGGGTTTGCGTTTACTCCTAGGAAGGCTGGCGCAGCGGCGCTATTATCCTTCCCCACTATGTATGGGGAGGGTAAGTTGAGAAAAGCGATACAGACTAGGGCGCTATCTAGCAGGCTTAGCAAGGGGAAAGACCTTCTACCGGCGGAGCTTAGTCTTCTCAAAACAATGAGAAAGATTAAGGCAGAGGGTGGGAAATAATGCTTAAGCTTCTTACATTCCCGGGATCAGACGATGACGGAAACATCTTCGTCCAAGCTATCAAGCCTTCCGACGATCTCACGAAGGTCGCAGACGGAAGCCTTTCCCCTGAGATATCTAACTATATAGGGACGTTATCGAGTAGCCCGTCTTGCCTGTTTATTCTTGTCAACGCCCTTGGCGCTGGGGAGTATTATGGCAGTAATATTAACGGTGATTACTTCGAGGAGTCTGAACTGAGCCCTAAGGTTCCTACAGACCTAGCCGGGTACAAGACATTTTCTAACGCTGGTATTTACCGACACCACAAGAACAAAGACATCACCAAGTCTATGGGCAAGG